GCCGCCTTTTCCAAACCCTGCATTTACTGCTATTCTATCCATAGCTTTTATATCTTCTTTACGATAGACCTTTTTAGCTCTTACCATTTTTTTACAGAACTCTCTTGAGGTATCTTTAACTCTGTTTGGACTATAATAGTATCTTACTAAAAATGTATAGCCTAACAATTTACTTGCAGGTGTTTTACCATCTTGTTCGCTTTCTCTATATGGTGTAGCCTTTCCTACTCGTGCTAATTTAACTTCATTGTTTGTTTGTTCTATAAGCTCATCCATTTCATCATCAAACTCATAATCAACTTCTGATTCATCTACAAGATCAAAGTCTTTTAAAAGTTCTTCCTCATCTTGTCCTAAATCTATAAGGTCTTGCGCTATAGAATCTCTAAAATCATCTTCTTTACTTAACTTAACTCCTGTTTCTTCTTCTCTTGTTTCTGAATCTACAACATTCTCTAGGTCTGTAAATTCTAGTGGCTGAAGCGTTTTAAAGTATAAATGCAACGATATATCATTATAAGCTAGTATTTGATTAAAACCCTCAATTAAAAGGTTCTGAAAGCCTTTAATTACAAGATTGTCAAATAGTATTGATGCTGTTTTTAATTCGTCTGCATTGTTACCTAAACCTGTGTCATCTTTAATACCGAATAACATAGGACTTACAACCCTGTGTGCTACCATAATCTTTTTCGAACTTTCGTTGCTTAAAAATTCGTATTGTTGGTGTGCATCACTTAATTGTACAGGCTCAATACTTGCAGCAGTTTCTGCATTATCATTAAATGCTAAAATAAATTTACCTGCATTACTACTCCCTGAAAATTTATCATAGATACGTCTTTCTATCATTTCTCTTTGCTCTGGATCAGGAGTTCCATTATTGAAGTTAATTAACATACTTGGAGCTAGTCCGTTTAGTATGTTGTTTAAATGGAAGTTAGAAATCTCCTCCTCTAATTCTGCGTATTGTGTACCACCTTGATAATCTACAGGACTGTAATACTTGAAACCTGCTCTATAAGGTTTTATATAAAGTATTTCCAATCCCTCTTTAGAAGTACCGAATGCAGGTATTCTTTTTAATTCGTTTCCTCGCTTGTACTTTGTCCAATCACTAAAATAAAAATATGCTTCTATTTCTCCTTTTTCATTACATTTTTCAGCTCGTAATGTTTCAATAGGTATGTGTTCTAGTTGTACAATTCTGCTTCTGTCCTTTGAGTATATAACTTGTATTGCACATTGCCCCATTAACTTTAAATCGTAACATAGTTTTCTAGTACAATCTTTGTTAAATAAGCTCATCATTTGCGCATACTCATTAGGCTTTCTGTTTGAATCTGTAGCATCTAAACCTTTTCCGTAAATCATCTCACTAACACCATTTATAATAGCATTGTTTGTAGGACTTCCGTTGTATCGGTCTATTAGATATTGAAAGTAATTGTTATCTTCTCCATACTCGATAAAGTTTTTACCTCTAACTTCCTTAACTACAGGAGATGTATAGGTGCTTAAATTAACAATACTTAAATCTGATTTATTTTTCATATAATTATGTAATCATTGTCGTACTGATCGTTTCCTGTTGGAGTTGTATATTCTCCACTATTAACTGTATAATAATTGTTATTAGCTTGATTAATAGTTTGATTAGTACAAAATATCTTGTCTTTATATATTACACTTGTTCCCTCTTTTACTGTCATATCATAAAACCTACCCTCTACTAATACAGGACTTAATGCCTGTGATATAACTAGATAATTCTTGTCTGTTGAGGTGCTTATGCTTCCGTATGTTGTTGAGGTGTTTGTTGAATCATCTCTCAAAATCATACTTACTGTACTAGCATAACTTCTTGGAATTATTTTTAATGTTTGTGCAGATGCAGTTGTCGTCAAGTGTATCATACTTATATAACGTACAAACTTTAAATTTTGTGTAAGAAAAAAGGGATAACACTCCTGCTACCCCTTATAAAGAAAATTACTCATTATAAATATACATAAAATATTTAAATAAAAAAAAGAGGAGTTAAAAAACTCCCCCTTTAAAACAAAAACTAATTTAAAAATTATGAAAACTTTAAAAGTTTATCTAATATACAAAATTAATTTTAATTTGGTGTGATTTGAGTACCTTCTGTTGCACCATCTATTACAGATTTCTGTACAAATAATGGAGGATTTTGTTCAGATGTCGTAAAGGTTAAAGCATAACCAGACATATCTCCCATAGCTGCACCACTACTAAACGTACCTGTAGTAAGTTCACAACCATTATTTTCTCCTAGTAAAAAGAAATTGCCATTATAATCAGCTACAATGATTTGTGGTCTTGCTACTGCTAATAACTTTATTTCTTCTGATGTTGCTTTTTCTTGGAATGTTAAGTTCATTACTAAACTTGATTCGTAGAAAGTAGTTCCGTTTTCTCTAGATGAGGTAACAGTAGTATCTAGCGTTGAATTTCCTTTAATGTCAAACTTCATAAGTGTTGGACTTCCACCAAAACCAGATACTTCTCCACCTGATTGAGTTAAAGCACCAAGACCACCGAAGTCCACAAAGTAAACAGCTTTTAAACCACCTACTCCTGATTTACAGGGTAACGCTCTACCTTTTGTTAATATACAAGCCATAATTTTATTGGTATTAAAAAAGGGTAGGCAGTTTTGCCCACCCTCTTATATGTTAATTTAATTTATTTATTATACTGCTGGATCGTAAAGAACACAATCAGCACCGATACCGATTTGTACCCCTGCTGTATATCTCATTACTACTCTTACATTTTGACTTCCGTCAATGTCAGACATATCAATAACTTTAACTTCGTTTCTGTCATTTAATAGACCTGTTCCGAAGAATAAGTTGCTAGACCTTGCTGCGATTGCACAGTTGTTTGGTAAACCACTTGTAGGATACATTTTTACTCCGTCAAATGATACTGAACCACCTTGATACCACATATGAGATTGTGCATCTACACCAGAGTTAGTTGCAGCAAAACCACCTAAAGCTCTTACATACGCTTTAAAAATGTTTTGTGATACATAAAGGTATAAATCATCTGCACCATAAACTCCACTAGGAATAGCATCAATGACTTTACCCATTTCAGAAACTACGTTTGCTGAAGTTACAGTAGTACCTGTAATATCACTAACAGTTGAATCTGCTACTGCTAAAGTTCTTAAACCATCAAAGTTACCCTCTCCTGATGCACCTTGCCAGATAGAAGTTTCAGTTGCACTTGCAACCTCTGCTGCTACTCTTGCAATAACAAAGTCAGAGAATAATGGAGGTAAATTATCGAAAGCACTAAAGCCCATTTGAGCCGCCTCCCAATCCGAATGTAGCTCTTTTCGGCAAATTTGGAGGTTACATTGTAACTCGGCGGGGGTCAATACTTTTTCAGTAAGTGTAAGACCTGAAGTCGTTGCATCGAAGTCGCAGTCAGCACTTCTTACTAAATTTGAAAATGCTCCTACTTTCATAGCAGCTTTGTACTTAATGTTTGGCAAAATAGTTATCGCAGCATCATCTAATGTTTTAGCTGTTAATAAACTCGCAGCGATATATTTACCTGCAAATTCACCTGCATAACTACTTGCTGTAATTGTTGGATTTGGCATTTTACTTAATTTTAATTATTGGTTAATTTTTTCATTACTCTATCTAAAGCAGTTTCTTTTCTGTTATTTCCGAATCTTACTTTAAATTGTTCTTTAGCTTCAGGGTTGTGAGAGATTGGCTCTACAGCAGGAGTTTCACTTAACTCTTGTTTTACTTGCTCCTCTACTTGTGCCATTTCTTCTTTTTCATCCTTTAGCTCTTTAATCATACCTTTGATTTCCTCAACGGCAGATTTAAATTCCTCTTTAGAAACATACATATTTTCTTCTTCTTCAGCTAATTCTTCAGAAGCATCGATTGCATCTTCCTCCTCTACAGTAGGTTCTTCTGCTTCTCCTGCTTCCTTAATTTCGCCTATAATACCCTCCTCTGAAATAACTAGCATTCTACCATCTTCCATTAGGTATTCCCCTGTTGGTACTGCTACTTTTTCATCATCAGATACAATAAAGATTTCGTTTCCTGCTTCAAAAGCCTCTGCTTCTAAAACTGTTCCGTTTTCAAGTTTAGCTTGTGCTAACTTGACTTCTTCAGAAGTTTCTTCTAATTGAGTTTCTTCAACTTGAGTTTCCTCAACCTGCTCAATTTTTTCATCTCCTAAAAAAGTTTTGATTTTGTTTAAGATTTCTGTTGATTTCATATTACTATAACGTGTTAAAATTTATATTTGCATTTTTGTTTATATTGCTCCTAATAATGTGTCTGCTGCTTTTGTAATTGCACTTTTAGCATTATTAAGAGAACTTTCATAAGCATTTATTTGACTTATTGCAGTTTTAGCGTTACTTGGTATATCTACTCCTAAATCTTTAGTAGCTTTTATTAACTCATTAACTATTTTTTTTGATTGCTCTACATCTCCTAATGTACTTTCTACATAACCACCAATTCTACCATCTAAAGTGTTTACTACTTTGCTTATTGAACTTTCTATATAATCTCCCTCTTTTTTTATTTTTTTGTATAACTTATCTAAATCACTTACTAAAGATAACTCTACTTTTTCTGTAGATAGTTTTGTCATTATTGACACATTTCTCATCGCTTTTTTTCTCATAACTTTATATTTTACTAATTCACTATATTTAATTTATATTATTTCTAATGCTGCGTAAATCTGATATGTTTTTTTGATGTATTTTTAAAAGTCTATTGAATTCTGCGCTTATTTTATCAGCTCGTTTTACTAATTCATCAACACCAAGCTCTTTTGCTTTTTGCTTACCTTCTTCTGTTATTTTTATAGCTTGTTCTAAACCTGCTGTAGTATCAGCCAAATCAGAAAGAGCATTTAAAATACTTTTATCTGCTCTTGTACTTGCAGCAACTACTTTATCTTTAAGTTTTTCTATATCATTAAATATACCTAACTCTACCTTTTGAGTAGACAGTTCTTGTTTGTTTATTTCGACTATTTTAGCCATTGCTTGTTTTTTCATAACTTATATTTTACCGATTCCTTGATTTATTATATTACCCTTACAGCATTTTACTGAATAGGTTTCGTCTTTACATAAACAACCTCTACGCCCTCCTCTTGGACTTGTTTTACTTGGTGTTTCAAATTTTTTCATATCTTAAAACAAACTATATAATTGATTTATTTTATTTATTATATTTTGTGCTTCATTTACTCCCTCTTTACTCGATGCTATTTTATTTTTAAAAGTGTTAGGTAAATCTACACCTAAATCTTTAGCTGCCGATTCTGCTTGTTCAGCTATCTTAATAACAGATTCATAGTCATTTATAATTGCTTTATATTTAGTCTCTGCTTTACCTAAAGCTGATATTAAAGTTTGTCCTATTTTTAAATCATTATTTACAGTTTTTTCAAATTCAGATTCAAAATCATCTACTAAACCTAACTCTACTCTTTCTTTGCTAAATAGCATTTTACTAATTCTTTTACTCATCTTCCTTGACCTTTATATGGTTTTTTATATTTATTTTGTCCTACACTCGCATTTTTGCTGTGTGGATGTGATTTTTTCTTTGGTTTAACGTAAACACTTATTACTTTTCTTGGCATTACTTAATAGGAACACAATTAGGTACTTTTCTACCATTTTTGATTTTCATTCCGTATTGTCTGTAACCTGCTTGACAAGGTTTTTCTAGTTTGTGTTGTTCACAAGGCATATACCAAGTTTTACCCTCAAACTCGTGTTCGTGGTATTTATCACATCCTATATCTTTTGCTGCTTGTATTGCTAACTCTTTTGTTGCGTATGCTAATCTATCATCTATAATAGCTAGATCATCGCTTACTATTACAGAAGCTAATTCTATTTCGCCTAATTCTTTTAGTTTAGATTCTGACCATCTTAACCCTGCTTTACCACCCCATAATAAATAAGAAATAGTACCACACGCTTTTGTATCTCCCTCATCATAATATTCTTGCGCTCTGCTTAAATAAGAGTACATTCTCTTAATTGTTTCTTTTGAAATCGGTTTTCCTTGAGCTAATTGACTTGCTCTGACTTTTCCAACTTGTGTAGCACATTTGTTGTTTACTTTTCCGTTTAATTCTATACCTCTTTTAGCGTTGTTTTTTAAGGCATCTGGGTAATCGCTATATGATTCTAGTTCTCGCCTCTTACCACCCTTTAAACGCTTGTCCTCTTTTATTATAGACCTTATTACTGATAGCATTTCACTTGCTTCAGCTTCTTCTATGTCTGCAAAGTCGTTTACAGGCTCTTTAGGTCTTTCCATCTTGTCTGCAAAGTAACCCTCTATTGAGAAACCTTTAACCTTGCCTGTTTTAACAAAGTTGTTCCAGATTTCCTCGTTGTTTACCTTAACAGCACCCATCCAAGTACCTACAGGAACATTTAATCCGTACTTGCGTGATTTATCGTGTACCTCATCTTCTACTAACCAAGATTCTACTAATGTTAGTCCGTTGATCGTG